GGAGAAGACCGTGGTTCCGTTCATGGAGTTGAACATCCAGGACGAGCTGCGGGCGGGGGGGGACCCGCCGGAAGAAATTCCGGAGATGGGACTCATTTCGCTCATCCAGGAGGCGGGCTACAAACTTAGGTTTGCAGCGAACCCGTATAGGGTTTATCAGGCGGCTTTGCAACCGCTTGGTCGTGCCCTCTTCGATACCTTGAGGAGGATTCCGAACGATTTCACGTTCGACCAGCAAGCCGGTGTTGATTTCGTGCAGCACCTCACGCGTGGGGAACAACCCATTGCGTCAATGGATTTGTCGAATGCAACCGACAATTTTCCATTGGCTCTCCAATTGGAGTTTCTTTCACGGTTGGGAGTTTCCTCCCGCTGGATCCAGTTTCTCAAGTCCACGTGTTCAGGTGAGTGGTTTACCTCAACTGCTCGCAGGGGCCCGTGGGTCTCTTTGAGTTGGACGGTGGGCAGTCCGTTAGGATTGTACCCGACCTTCCCTGCCTTTGCCTTGACGCACCACGCTGTGGTGCAAGAGGCGTTCAGACTGGCAGGCCGAGACGTTTCCCAGAGGCTTCCGTACGCCATTGTCGGCGACGATGTCGTGATCGGAGATCAGGACGTTGCCTCCATCTACAGACATATGATGGAGAGTCTTGGTGTGCCGATATCGGACCACAAGTCAATTGTGGCCCTCAACACGGCTGAGTTCGTCGGGCGGGTGATAACGCCTAACAGCGTTGTTCAGGGTTTCAAGTGGAAGGGTCGGATGTCCGATCAAAGTTTTGTCGACTTTGCTCGGATGATCGGCCCCGGGAGCCTCATGTTAATGAGGCCCCGCCAGAAGAGGGTTCTCAGCTATATCGCTGACCTTCCCGAGCCTTATGGTCTCGGGTGGAACCCCTTCGGCATCCCCCTTTCTGAGCGCTTGACGCCAGACATAGAAATGGTCTGGTCCCGTGACGAACGGGTAAGGCACTTTGAAAGGCGTGCGCAACGACTTCATCGGCTCATTTACAGGAGAGCTCCGAGTCGGCCGTTCCTCTCACTG